AAAATCACGCTGACGGGGTGAATTAATTCCGTTGTGTAAAAGGCTTTTGAGACCTTGGGATAAATCCTACCCTTGAAATAGGAGCTTGTCAAGGGTAGTCAGAGATTACATTTCTTTATCTGAATGCGCATGCAATTCTCGGTGCGCCGCATTTGCTAAGAAATGGCTACGATCTTTATAGTAGTTACCCATTGCTGCAACACGGCGATCAATGCGCGTTAATAAATATTCAGGTAAAGACACATTAATACGCTGTTTTTTACCTAAGTATTCTGAAATATCAACGTCAACTAAAAGCCAAGTATCAAAATCAGCATATTCAGGATCGGCTTTATAGTGCGTTACGCCTTTATCTTTTAGCGTGGTAAGATCAAAACCATCTTCAACCATCGCTTCAAGCATCATTGTAATGGCTTCTGACACCATTGGTAATAAATCATCAACATCGTCAGCACCGCTAAAACAACCATAATCTAATTGACAAAGTGCAGGAACGATCATTCCGTATGCTTGGTTTTCATTTTCTGGGGTTTCAACACCTACGGTAAAAATCATTTAATACTCCTCCGATTAAGCTCGGCAGAGCTTAAAGCCCTGCCGATTTTTTAATGGATTTTAAAGTTCCGATTGCTAAATCTTGTTTGGGGTGCGGAACTGGAAATCGCTTTCCAGTTTTCGGCGAGAACCAAATTTGATGATCACCTTTTCCATGTCTAACAAAATAACAACCATTTGCTTTAAGCTCCTTGATTAAGTCACCTGAGTGCATGCATCCTCCTTTGTCTTAATCAAGATGAATTATAATACACAAATACACACAAGTCAAGATGAAGTGTAATAAAAATGCGGTCAAAATCGACCGCACTTCCCTACCCTAAAAACATAAATTTAATCTTCGCCCCAGTAAATGCACCTTTTAGGAATCTCACGCCCTTAGCACGCTCACGATACATACAAGCAGGGGAAATATGAAGTGCGGTACAAATATCTCGTTCATTCGCTTGTTGAACGTATAACGCCATTAAGATTTGGTATTGCAGCAAACTATCCTCGTGTAGATTTATAATCTGCTCCTCAATTTTTAAGCATTCGTCATCAGTTAAGAATCGAATGTGAGTCTTGCGCACGGTAGGTAAAACAGGAATAGAAATTGTGGTGCTTGGGTATTCTGTGCCAATACGGTCTCTGCCCCAGCAATTACCCCACTTCTCTAATACTCTCTCAACGCTATACGACATTCTACTCTCCTTCCAGCTCTTTAATTTTTGTCTTGTAATACTTAATAATCGCCTTGCAATCTTCAATGGTGTATTTCTTCGGTTCGTGGTCTTGCCGTTCTAGCCAAGCTACCTTATCTGCACCGATTTTATTAACGAGATTGATTCGATACTCAATAATGTTGCCGCTCTTGTGGTCATTACATGGTGCGCATTGTTTATGTACGTTGAGCTCACAAAATCGTAATTCAGGGCACGCTCCCACACTCCGATAATGCCCTGCATGGTATTGTCCTTGATGATACCGACCGCAACTTATACAAGGCTGGTCTTTATCCCGTAAACGGATAAATTTATTAAATACTGACTGAGCCTCTTTCAGCCATTCTGAACGACTTTTTAATTTAGCTTTACGTTCCCTTTGTTTTTTCTTTTCTGCTCGTTCTTGTGCTTTTTGCGCATTTTGACGAGTTAAATCAAGTGCGCATTTAGGCGAGCAGACTTTTTGGAGAGAGTTTTGTGGGATAAACTCCATGCCACATGACTTGCATTTTTTAGGCTTGATGGGTTTAAGTTTACTCATCACTCATCCTTGCTCTCGATTTTTGAGCATTGATAAACGTTTTTGCCAACGTAAAACTTTCCTAATCTCTCGCACTCTGTTGCAACCGTGCTATGAGCAAAATACCAACCAGAAAGCCAACAAGCTCCACACAAGACAAGGGTGGCAGCAAGGGGCTCGTCGAAAAGAAAAAACAACATAGCCGAAAATGCAATCAAAAATAAAATCATAATTCCTACCTCAATCATCGTCCGAAAAATCCCCATTTATCGTTAAATTTAACCCCGTTCGCCACACCATAAGCTGTGACATACTCAATAAGGCTCGCCATTCTGCTAACGCTCATTTGAGCCGAACTTTCACGGATATTCACAAATTCGCCCTCAAGACCTGGCACAACATCTGCTTTTTGATTTGTGGCGATTGCGTGGCCCGAAATAAATAAGACTTTCCATTGCTCCATTGTGAGCTTACGCCCCATAAATTCCGCCTGATTTGCGACATCTTGGCACATAGCGTGAAACTTGGCGTTTTGCTCAAGGTTTCGTGTTATTGGTTGGATTTTGACTACCAACGGTTTTTTATCGTCTATTGGCAGTTCTTTGATTAAATCCAAACAATTATTTTTAATGCGTTGATCGCGTAAAAAGAAAGGTTTGTATTGGCTCATAACATCATTCGCCCCAGCCAAATAAAAATCGATTTAATTTTTTCTCTTCCTGAATCAATGCACAGACTTCATCGCAGAATTTTTCAAATTCTTCACGTGGCCAGCCTTCTAAATCAAATACCATACCGCTAAATTGAATTTGAGCGCGAATTTGCTCTTTTAATTGAGCTTGCGAGATCAACTCTAATTTCATTGGATCTACTTTTTCTTTTGGCAGCTCTGGCGGTGAAACCGTGTCCCATTTATCAGAATTAATTAACCATTCATCAGCGTTAATTATTTTATTCGTGGCACAGTCATACAATTCACGGTATGTTTTGTTATTCGACTTGGTTTTATCAACCACTAAGAAAAGCACTGAAATTGGCGTATCTTCAAAGGCATTTTGAATCAAATTCAACTCGACTAATTGATTCCCAATAACTTCACGGAGTGTTTTTTCGGTGTTTCGATAGGCAATACCTGGGAACATAATGAAAAACCCAAAACGATGCGCATTGGCTAATCCTTTCAGCATAAAAACATCATCAAGTACACCTGATTTTTTCCACGGAAAATCTGCTTGAATAGCGGTCTTTTCTTCTTCGGCAAGTTCTTTAAATTTAAGTGAGAATGGCGGGTTCATTACAACACAATCACTTTTTGGCTCACTTTGATACAAGAAAAAACTCGTATTATGAATTTCAGCATCTGGATAATTATTGGCTAATGCCGCGCATGATTCCGCTTGAATTTCTACTGCAATAAACTTGCTTGGTTGAATAAATTGCTCAAGCTGTCCGCTGCCTGCTGCACCATCAAAAACGCTTGGATTTTTACCTAAGTATTTCTCGACTTTCCCAGCCAAATATCGGCGCAGAGATTCACCCGTAATATATTCAGCAAATTTGTTCGCTTTCTTTCGATTGTTATGCTCTTCAAAACTCATTCTTTATACTCCACACCTAAATCTTCCAACCCAAAATAACCGCAAGATTTTGTTCGATTTACTGTGCTGTATTTACTTACCTGCGGAAACGGTATCGGCTCAATTAAGTGACCGTTACAGCGGAAACGATCGTCATCCCATTCGCTGCTTGATATAAAATAATCTGGCGTATAAAAATCCTCTAATTCTGCACCGCACTTTGGGCATTTGTAGCTTGTCATTGCAATGCTCCTTTCCCATAACTTTTAGCCGCATAGGTTTTGGCTTGTTGCTGTGGTTTCTGGTTGATGAATTGATACGCTTGTGCCTGATCGCAATCGAGGAAGTGACCTCTATCAAATTTCATATAGGCCGTGCCTAATCCACCAAATCTATTCTTAGTAACAATGGCCTCAGAGTAAGGATTATCACAATCTGCCTTGTATGCACCCTCACGGTAAAGCATGATGATTTGGCTTGCATCTTGCTCGATTGAGCCTGAATCACGTAAATCTGAATTAGCAGGGCGTTTTACTGCTCGGCTATCCACATCACGGTTAAGCTGACAAAGTAAAATGATTGGAATATTGAAGTTTTTGGTAAAGGCTTTTAGCTTGCTCATGGAATTTGCGATAGCTTGGGTTAGATTTACACCACGCTCTTGCTTGTGATTCATCAAGCCTAAATAATCAATTACAACCACAGATGGCGCGCCTTTCTCGCTAATATGGTTTTCGGTAATGGCGCAAATTTCATCGGCAGATAAACCACCGCGATCGACAAAGTAAACATCTTGCGACCGCACGTCTTGCAATGCGCTTGTTAAGCGATGATAGTCGCCCTCATCAAGCTCGGTAGGGTTGCGCAATTTCTTCACACTCACGCCACCTGTTGCACTCAACAAACGATCGACTAACTGGAAGTTACCCATCTCAAGGCTGAAAAATAAAACTGAGCCATGATTTTTGGCGATATTACGAGTCACTGTCAGACTAAATTCTGTTTTCCCTGTTCCTGGACGACCAGCCACAATGACAATATCCGTTGAATTTATGCCGCCAAGAATGTTATCGACCGCCTCTATGCCTGTGTAAAGCAAGCGTTCTTTGAAATCGCTTTTTGAACGTTTTTCTAAAACATCCACGTAAGAATCGACCAGTTCACCCATCGCAATTGGTTTTATTTCAGTTTTGCTGACAAGCAGTTTTTGGATTTGGTTAAGTGCATTTTGAGTGATTTGGTTGACTTGCTCCTCTTTCGCGTTGGCTAATTCCCCTGCCATTTTCAACAATGCCTGCTGAGCAGTACGATTTACCCAAGCAGAATGGACTTTCTTTGCATAGCCTAAAATATTTCCGCTGTAGGCATATCCGCTTGCTAATTCCGCTAGGTTGGCAAAGTTTTCACCGTAGTCCTGTGCAAGCAACAAAATATCAATCAAATCATCTTTGCGAGCCTGTTTACGAATATTTCCGTAAAGTGCGCCAAGTTGGAATGTGGCAAACATTTCGGGTTCAAGCCAACTCATCACTTCTCGAGCTTGTGGGGATAGTCCACCGTTTAAAAACGCACCGACCAAAGAATATTCCAAATCGTAGATTCCGTTACGCATTACAAATTCCCCTCCAAAACTTTATCCAACGTGTTTTCTCGTAGTAAAAAATCAAAATCAGCTTTCCAGCCCCGGTTATTCTCACCGAAATAAAACTCACGAGCAGAGCGCATAAAATCCGTAAAATATTCGCCCAATGCTGACGCACTACCATCGCCAAATCGTTTTTTAAACACATCAGAAAGTTTCTTCACGGCTCGTTTGCGCTTGTCACTCAAATTTGACGGATCGGCAATTCTTGGCAAAGCAACGCCTGTTAAGTCCAGTGCATCGTTGTATGCTTGAGCTATCCCGATATAATCCGTTCGATCAATTTTTTGTTTTTCATCAGAGGGGAAATCTTCATCAGGTGGTGTATCGCCCTGCCCCTCCGTCACATCGGCGTTAGCCGATTCCCCTTTAGGGGGTAGGGGGTTATTATTAGGAGTCTCTTGTGTATTCTCTTGGTTATTGGTCTGCTCATTTTGAACAGAAGGATCTGCCCAATTTGAACAGTTCGACTGCTCATTTTGAACAGATGGACTGTCATTTTTAGCAGTCGCAATAGCAAGATTATCTAAGGCTTCATAATTGATTGTGTACCACTTCGTTTTATCCACTTTCATTTGATTAAATTCAGTGCTTGAAATCAGCAAATTAAGCTCTTCTAAATGATTAATCGTGCGTCGAATCGTGGAAACAGAGAAAAAACGAAAATGTTTTTCTTGCCATTCTTCATAGGTATTAAATACCCAATGTTTACCTTTAAATTCTTTTTTGCTACGCAATAGCAACCAGTGAATTTGTTGTAAAATCAAGGCTTCATTTAAACCAATGGCTTCAGCCAAAGAAGGGAGAACTTGTAGCGGCTGATCGTCAATTAATAATTTACCAATATTCATAGCATCAACTCCGAAGCATAACGTGACGCAATAAATTCAATGCCTTTGCTTGTGACGCGTGTCTGTGTGTAATTGTGACCGTGTTCAGCGGTACCTGTTTTAACCGTAAAAAGATCTTTGGTGTGTGCTGATTGATAAGGTAAAAGCACGCCAGATTGACGATGCAAATATTTATCTTCCACTAAGCGATTGACTAATGCGCGCTCAGGCATTTTTAAAATCTTCGCCGTCTCACGAAATGATTTACTCGTCCCTACTTCCACATAGTGATCAACAAAAGCGACTTTAGGCGCATTACGCTCTTTTTCTGCTTGTAACTGAGCGGCTAACATCAACGCCTCAGAAAAAGATTGCGGAATAAGTGCGGTTGGTTTTTGTTGATTTTCCAACTCTTGCCAGCGATCAACGATTGCCGCAGTAAATTCAGGACAATTCTGAGCAACAACAATTAAACTATCTCGTTTGCTTAGATGGTACTCATAATAAGTCTGACCGTTCTGTGGATGGGTGTAAGCCATTGGCTGATACCCCCCAATCACCTCTTTTGCGATAAGTCTTTCGATTGAACGACACAGATCGCTGTGGTTTTTATTGATTAACTCCGCAATTTCACGACTACTCATCGTCAAAGTACTTGTGTTTTCTTTCGTAATCGTTAATAATTGGTTCATCTGTATATTCCTTAATGAATTAGCCACGAAATCTCCTCGTGGCTTTTTTATTAAAAAAAACTCACCACCACAAAAAGAATGGCAATCGCCGTAAAGTAACGAAACTCGCTATCCTCTCGCCAAATTTGTGCAATAATGCGCAATCTACTTTGCAATTTACTCATTCTTTTTATGTCCTTTGTTACATTCCGTGATTTATTCGTCGGGTTATGTTTTATTGTCTTTCTATTACTTCCACGGTTAATTATTGGAAGTGATATTCCGTATTGGCTCATTGGAATACTTGTAAACGGCATCCCCCTGGGATTGGTTTTATTGCACAAATGGGGAGTAAGGAAATATCAACAAACTTTGGATAACTTCGCTTACATACCATCAATGATGTGTATCGCCGTTCTAACTACACTTGGTTCCTTTAGCAAAGAAGAGCTTATTGAGTTTGGTTTTAAATTCTTGCTAACTGAGTCAAGTTGGTCTTACTTTGTGCTCAAATTGTCATTTTTCTTTTGGAGTCTTACTCTTCTGCCTGTTGTGCTAGATAAATTTTTTAAGAAAAATCAAAAATGAGCCGTGGTTTTTTATTTCTTGTGTAACACAATCGCACATTCAATCGAATGTTGCGTCGCTGCCAAATGTTTACTCAATGCTTGACGGATTTCGTCTTCTTCTTTCGAGGTGATTTCACCGTCTTCTAAATCCTTTTCTAATAAAGCAAATAACAAGCCACGAGCCGAAAGCTCGTGCAGTTGTAAATTGGCAAGCTCAACCTTGTCTAATTCATCCTCAGCCACATCAGGTACAAAACGGCCACCAGCATTTCGGCAAAGCTCATCGATAAAATCAGTGCATCCATACTCAAGTTGCAGTGCAATCAATTCTTCATTTTTGAATCGTTGGCCTTTTATTTGATAAAGGCGATTCTTTAATTCACTTTCGGTAAAACCTAGGAACCCTGCTACCGCACTTCTCCCCCCAGGAATCCGATCAATCATTTCGATAATAACTTTCTTCATTTCCATAATTTTTGCCTTATTTTTATGGTTTTCTTTTAGGTAAAGGTTGGTAAATTACGCTCTAAGGTGTTTTGGTAATCCATCATCTGGGTTTGGATATAAGTGCGGACTTAATTCATGCGGAGTAACTAAATAATCAGTTACTGCAGACCAAACTAATGTCGTTTTCGCGCTTAATTCACAACGTCCCGTCAGATAATGGCTAACAAATCCTTGGGTTTTTTGTACAAGCCGAGCAAACTGTTCTTGAGTGAGTTTTTTCTCGGCTAAATAATCGGTTAGTTTCATATAGCCTCCTGAATAGTTAAATATTAGCAAAACTATTTAACTTATTCAATAGCTTTAATATTTTCACTATTCTTGATCTTATTAGCGGGGCTAATATAATTCTGGCAAAAGATACGAGAGGGATACAATGAGCGAAGTGGAACAAAGACTTTTTGAGATTAAAACTCGCCTAAAAAGTATTTATGAAACAAAGAAAAAAGATTTTGGATTAACTCAAGCTAAAATCGCTAATCTGTTGGATATTAAGACACAGGGCGGTGTAAGCCACTATATGAACCCAAATAGTAAGCAGCCTATAAGCAAAGAAACAATCATTAAATTTGCTTCGATTCTTGATGTTGAACCATCTGATATAGATCCTGATATTTCCGAGGACTTCACTACTCTTGTAGCAAAAGCAAAAGAGTTTTCGGAACCGACAGCCTCCGATTCAATCAAGCTCACACTACTTGATAACCATCTTGCCGCCGGTGATGGCGTCATCAACCTTGATTACCCGGACACAATCCGCTCTATTGAATTTTCGCGCGACAAGTTCATGGAGATTTTCCAACGCAGAACGGCTCATAATCTCTCGATTGCGATTATCGACGGAAACAGCATGTACAACCCAAATAATGCCGAAATGAGCCTAAAGCATGGTGACATCGTGGCGATTGATAGAACAATTAATGACTTCAAAGATGACGGAATTTATGCGTTTGTATATGAAGGAAAAGCAAGAATTAAGCGCTTGCAGTATCTAAGCGGATATAGACTAAAAGTAATTTCTGACAATCCAAGTTATGAGCCCGAAATCTTAGAAAAATACCAAGTAGAACAGATTCACTTTGTCGGAAAACTAATCAAGAAACTAACACTGGATATTGTTGATCTGTAGTAACAACTGACCTAAGGAAGAAATATGACAAATAAAATTAAGAGTTTGCCAGACAATAAAAAACAACCTAAGCAACGCAAGGTTGTTAGAACTGAGTTTATTACTCTATCATATGATTCAAATAGTCGAGATTTAGAAAATCACCGCATGAATGCGAGAGAGCTTGGAAAGGCTATAATAGCAATGCATGATCTGATTGAAAAATCAGATAATTTGTTAAATCCAGGCAGACGCAAGAGTCTTGGTGTTTTTGTAGAAACACCTGCACAAGAAGGCTCTCTTGAGGTTGTTTTTGGAATTGATATTTATAATATGGCTACGCAAGTTATAGATGTGTTGCCATATATTGGATTAGGTTATGCAGGTGTAAAATCAAGAAAAAGCGTATCCAACTTAGGAAAGACCATATTTGATGCAATTAATGATACCAAAGGAGAAACTGTAATTGGTATTCATACCGATGATAACAGTGATGTTGCAACTTTAAGTGTTGATGGAAAAGAAATCAAATCAGATAAAAACATAGCTAAGTTATTAGCCAATAAGGATGTTCGTGAGAATATAAAAACACTGGTTTCCTCACCTCTGGAAGGAAACATAAAACCCGCATTTAAAATATTGGCCGGAAATACTACCAAAACACCTTATTCATTTGAAGATTCCAGAGAGGTATTAGTTAAGTTGGAGCCAGAAGAAATAAAAACGATTCAAAAGATGAAAATCAACGATCCCAAAGAAAGGGTTGAAACATTAGAAACAACAATCGCACTACTTACCGTAAGCTTTAAAGGTAGCAAAGGGTGGGAAATGACTTACGGCAATCACTCTTACCCGGTTGAAATTACTGACGAAGATTTTATTAAGCGAATAAATGAGAACATTGCCAGTTTCAAGAAAGGTGATTTGTTTACTGTAACAATGAACAAAACAATAAAAATGCTAGGTTATGAAACAAAAGAACACTATACTATAACAAAAGTTAAACATCATTTAGCTCCAGAAGAGCGGCGTATTATCTCTGATAATGGAAAGATTAATTAGTTTACTTGTTGAGCACATCAACGAATTAGCTTTATTTATAGGGGTACTTTTGTGTACCCCCGTATTCTCTCGTTTACTAAAAATCTTATCGTTTTATCTTAGCAGTGTTTTAAATCCATATCATAAAATCATCATCAATCATTATCATAATGGGGATTTGGTTAGTTCCAAATCAATAAGAATATCGACAAAAGATTCTATCATTGAACAATTAAGAGCAATTAAACGTAGTGAGGAAAGCAATGGCTGAACAAAATACAGTCGCAAAACCTTTCTCAATGTTTGAATACGGTTCTTACACCGCAGGAATAGGGCTTTTGCTTTCGATTATCATAAAGTTTTACATTGTCCCCTATCACCCCGATTTGGTGGAAATGGCTAACTTAGCAGTACCCTTAGTAACACCGATTCTTAGTTTTTCTGTAGCTCTATTTATCGGACAATTTGGCACAAGCCCAGATATACTTAGAATGAATAAAAATATAAAGAAGAGTAT